CGGGACGAACAACAAAAAAAATACTATTATTACATAATAAAAAAACAACAAAAAAATGGCAAATAATCAAAACAATTTTGACCCTACCGCGCTAATAATTGGCGGCGCATCAATAGCCGCAAATGCCGGTATACAAGCAGGTCAAAATAAGAAATCAAGAAAATGGGCTTCAGAAGAAGCCGAAAAAGCATACAGAAGAAATCTAGAACAATGGGAAAGAGAAAATGCATACAATGACCCATCAGCAAAAATGGCAAGGCTTAAAGCCGCTGGCCTAAATCCAAACCTAGCCTATGGTAATCCACAAACTGCAGGAGTGTCAGCAAAATCACCTCAAAAACAAGCCCCACAAGGAAAATACGGAATAGATGTAGATCCCCTATCAATGGCAAACGCTTCACTATTACAACAACAAGCCAGGAGCGTCCAACTGGCAAACATGAAAGAAGAAATAGACCTAGGACTAAGAGACCCTGAATATTTCACCAATACAGTAGAAATTATGGGATCAGATGGAGAATGGAAAGTATTCACAAATTCAGACACAAAAAACATGTATTACCAACGAACAAGGGACAAGACAAAAATATCCGGATACGATACAGAAGTAAAGGAACTAGAAGCAAAACTGGCTTCAGAAGGCTTCGTAAAAGGGGACAACGCCGCAATAAGATTTATAGCAACAGCTTTAAAAGAAGCCGGAATATCACCCAATCAGATAACAACACAAATAGTAAATTCAATACTTTCAAAATTAGGATTCTCAACAAAATGAACAGATCACAAAGAAGAAAATGGTTGAACGAAACAAGATTCAAAAAAGATTTCTCGCTTACAGAAAGAAAACAAGCAGACAAAATAATAAAGGCCTCAAATGGCCTAAATTCCCGTATCAAAGCAGAGCCCAGCTCATCGAAAACTTCGAAAAACAAGCTCTCACGGAAAACAGACCACAATACGACTGAAGGGTTAACAGTCGAAAGCTTAACCCGCAAACTAAATAAATTAATAAAATGAGACGGAGACGATTCAAATCAAAAAAACGGTCAATGAGACCGAAACGAGGCGGAAAACTCAAATACTACAAAGTATCTCGAGGTGGCACACGACTATAAATTCATGCGATGCACACGACCAGAGACACTGGAATATCACAAGGGCGGGAAAACCGTCCCTTGTGGATATTGCCCGGCCTGCAAATACAATCAACGTGTAGGCTGGACTTTCAGAATATCAGAACAAGCAAAACATAGTAAGGAAGCTTGGTTCATCACACTTACATACGATCAGGAAAAAATTCCGCTCTTAAACCACGAAACAGGAGAAATAGTAAGAGGTATGGAAAACAATCGATCAAATATGTGCGAAAGCCTAGATCACTCCGATTTAACGACTTTCATAAATTCAGTTAAGAAAGCACAGATCAGAGAATACAAAAAGCTAAGGGATGCCGCTATGAGCCCCTCAGAGGCTCTACGGCAGCCCGGAATCAAATACTATGCAGTAGGTGAATACGGCGGCAAATTTGGCCGCCCACACTATCATATAATCATGTTTAACCTCTGGGAACATTTAGCCCGGGAGGATAGACTCGATAAAATATGGAAAAAAGGCAAGGTAGAAACAGAAAGTCTGTCTCCTGCCCTAATTCACTACGCTACCGGCTATATTCACGAAAAATCAAAGTATATCAGAGGTAAACAGATAAAGCCTAAAATGTACTGTTCAAAAGGTATCGGAAAAGACTATATCAAAAGAAATAAGCAATGGCATAAAGACCTGCTCAATCCATGGATATGGTTTAACGGTTACAAAATTGGCATGCCCCAATACTACAAGGAGAAAATATTTACTCCGGAAGAACTAGAGGAAGTCAATCAGAAAATAATGGAATTTCAAAACGAGGACGAAATTCCCCCATCTTATCAACAAACAAAAGATTCCCGCAAACAGTGGGAACATTCAGTAAATCATAGAACAAAACGTAAAAACAAGTTATGAGTATATTCGATTCAATAGCGGTAAGATCGCTACCTGAAAGCGTCTTCGACCTTTCACACGAAGTAAAACTATCCGGGAACATGGGAGATTTAATCCCCATACTACTACAAGAGGTAATCCCCGGAGACACCTTCCAAGTAAAATCGCAAATATTAATGCGATTAGCCCCAATGCTAGCCCCAATAATGCACAGAGTTAATGTCTTTGTACATTACTTCTACGTGCCAAATAGGTTAGTCTGGGAAGACTGGCACGATCATATAACAGGCGGCGAAGACGGCAACGCAAACCCCGCATTCCCGAAAATTGGTATTAACCAAGCAAAAGGCGAAGCCTACTTTTCAAAAGGAAGTTTAGCGGATTACTACGGTTGCCCAGTCTTCGAACCGGGGACAACGGTAGCACAAAACACCTTTGTAAGTGCACTACCCTTCAGAGGCAACGCACTCATCTATAACGAGTTTTATCGAGATCAAGACCTAGAGACAAAAATCGACGTCAAAAAATCCTCAGGTAACTTATCAGACGAGGAAGTCGCTGCAATATGTCAAATTAGACAACGCGCATGGCAGAAAGACTACTTCACGTCAGCAAGACCAAATGCACAAAAAGGAGCGCAAGTCATATTCCCGGAGGCAGAAATTGTATATAAAAATTCAGGTATAATTCAAGGTTCCGGCGGAGTATCTGGTAACCTTTCCGAAGGCAATAACGGCGACCTACAAAACGATGTAGCCGGACAGGTAAACATCGAAAATATAGAAAGCATTGGGACTACCACAGTGGAAGACCAACGCCGCGCCAACAGACTCCAGGAGTGGATGGAACTTGCCCAACGTGGCGGCTCACGCATCAACGAAGTGATAAAAAATTTCTTCGGAGTTACTCCTGACGACCTACGACTACAACGCCCGCAATACTTAGGAGGCGGCGTACAACCGATAACAATGTCCGAAGTTCTAAACACCGCAGGCTCACAAGGCGGCGTAGGTGATCCGGCTTTACAACCGCTAGGAGAATATGGCGGACACGGTATAAGCGTCGGACAATCAAATCAGTTCACAAAACGCTTCAAAGAACATGGCTATGTTCACGGTATAATGTCCGTCCTACCAAAAACGGCCTATCAACAAGGCCTAGAGCGTCATTGGCTAAAATTCGATAAATACGAACGCTACTGGCCACAATTCGCGAACATCGGAGAGCAAGAGATCTTAAGATCAGAAATCTACCACGATTATCAAGTCGGAATAACTGACGACGAAAATAATCCAACGGCAAACGAACAAACTTTCGGTTATGCTCCACGGTATTCAGAATACAAATACGCATGCGACCGGGTCGCTGGAGAGTTCAGGAAGACCCCAACTTCAGATAACTTAAGTTACTGGCACATGGGAAGGTACTTTGAAACTCCTCCAACACTCAACGATACATTTGTGAAATCAGATCCTACCCATAGAATATTCGCGGTACAAGACGATACCGTCGACAAACTATATGTACAGGTTTACCACAAATTCAAGGCGAAAAGAAAAATGCCTTATCATAACATGCCGAGTAATATGCCAGTCTAGACAAAATGTGTCTAGACAAAACATATCTTAAATGCAAATACTTGCGGCCGTGCTCAGGCCGCGCTCTGGGTACAATGATATCTATCTTGACCATGAGCATAGCTGCAGGTAACTTGCTATCATGCAATACATCAATTAAAATCCATCAATCATTAGAAATAGAAAACATGCCACGAAAAAAAACAGAAAAAAAAGACACGATAATTCTTACAAAATACAATAGACACCAATTCGTGTCAGTAGGCGAGATCAACAACGAGCCCTCACAAACGAGCCAAGGAGAGGCCATATCAATGGCCGAAATGATACGCCGATACACAAGAGGCGAAATACCTCCGATGGCTCAGTCAGCGTTCTATGGACACGACGTGGATATAGACGCATACGAAGGCCACAAACATTCAGAAGACCCTCTCACAGAAATGGCCGAAGTTAGAAATCAGCTCGAAATAAGCAAGGCCGAAGGCCGCGCAGCTGCGAAGCAGAAAACAGAGACGAAGTCTCAACAAGGCGACGGCAGCGAGGCGATGAAAGACGGCAAGCGAGAACGTAGTGAAAGCGAGAGTCATGAGCCAGCAACGGAAGCCTAGGGAGGGGACGAGGGAACCGTCCGAGGTTCCCAGCTGGGGGTGTTAGGGGGATAGTTCCCCCTAACGAGCAAATACTAACTTTACATAAGTTAGAAAAACAACCCTTTCCCCCCAAAGTCATGGGGGGAAAAAGGGGGGTTTGTCAGAAGCCTATTATATACCCCTTGTCATATAATA